TTCCCTGCTGAATTAGCCTGCGACCATTGGGTATCCGTAAGCTTTTACTAGAGGCCCGGAGAGAGGACGGCAACGCAGGCTTTTTTGTGCCTAAAATTTATGTTATCCTTACCCCATGGCCCCCAAAGAAACACCCGTGACTCAATTCGCAAGAGCGCACACCGAGGAGATGGTAATGATCCTTGTGGACATTGCCCGGTCAGGGGAAAAAGATGCGGCCCGGGCTTCTGCGGCCATTGCAATCTTAAATAGGGGATGGGGAACCCCGGCCCAGTCAATGGAAATATCCGCCCCTAAAGAAAAAGAGTTTGACCTTTCCTCCCTGACACCTGAAGAATTGAAGGACTACCACCACCTCCAATTGAAAATCCAGCAGGCTCAAGGGGCGGAGTATGTGGAAGAGGGGGAGATAGTCCCGGAAAAAGAAGATATCAAACAGGCGATTGTCCACGTCTCGATTCCTCGACCGCAGGAGATGGAATTTCCGGATGAACCGGCTGCGGACGAACCGGCTGCGGACGAACCGGCTGCGGACGAACCGGCTGCGGACGAACCGGCTGCGGACGAACCGGCTGCGGACGAACCGGCTGCGGAAACCCCTGGTCCCCAGGGCGAGGCCCCTCGCTCCCCTGATGAAAACCCTCCGGTATGATTAATGCTTCCAAAATACTGGGCATCGAGAAATTTGATAGTGGTGAAGAAGGCTATTGTCATTGGTGTCCTGGCTGTGGGGGCCTTCACTACATCCGGACGAAACAGGCGAACCCCAACCAACCCTGTTGGACGTTTGACGGGAATGTGGAAGCGCCTACTTTTAACCCTTCAGTCAGAGTCACCTGGGAATTTGGACCGGAAAAAATAAAAAAAGAATGTCATTATTGGGTCAAGGCGGGGAGTCTTCATTTTGACTCAAGTTCGACCCACGATCTGAAAAATAAAGTGGTTCTGATTCCAACCCTGGAGGAAGGGCTCAATAGCCCATGACCAACCCGAAATCCCCCTCCCTCATCGACATCGAGAGGGAGCTAGTCAAGCGAAACGGCTTGCACGAATTCATCAAACTCGCCTGGCCAGTCCTTCATCCCCCCTCAAAACCTTTTGTGGATAACTGGCATGTTCAATGCATCGCGGAACACGTTCAAGCTGTAGCTGAGGGGGACATTCAAAAACTTTTGATAAACATTCCCCCTCGCGCCATGAAGTCTCTTACCTCCGCTGTCTTCCTCCCCTCCTGGTCCTGGATAAAACATCCTGGCACCAAATATATCGTGGCTTGTTTTGGTGAAGATTTGTCCATGAGTTCTGCGGTAAAGACCAAGGCCGTCATGATGGACCCCTGGTATCAGGATCGCTGGGGGGACTCGTTTAAATTTTCTGAGTTCCAAAACTCCAAAACCATTTTCGAGAACGATAAAAATGGGGCGTATGTGGCTACGTCCATCACCGGATCCATTATCGGTAAAGGCGCGGACATAATTATCTGTGATGACCTGCTCACGGCCCTGAAGGCGGAGTCTCAGGCGTTCAGACAACAGGCCAGCAGGTATTTTTGGGAATCACTGTCTTCCCGGTTCGATGAGAAGAGTAAGGGAGGCATGATTGTTATTCAGCAAAGACTCCATCCAGAGGATCAGCCAGGGGAAATCCTGGAGAGGGAGAGGTTAGGGAAGATCAGCCCTTGGCAGAAACTAATCCTGCCGCTTGAATATCACAAAACGACTTACGTAACTTGCTTGGGCTTCAGCGACCCCCGCACAGAGGAGCTGGAAAGCCTGGACAAGAAACGGTTCCCCCCGGAAGTCATTCAGGCCCTGAAAGAGGAGCATGGGAGTTATTCCTATGCCGCGATGTACCAACAGTCCCCTGTCCCCCGCGAAGGTGGTATGGTCAAGGAGGCGTGGTTCAAGAATCGGTTTGGGGAAGAGGCCACGGTTCAGAATATGAAAAAGCGCAAGGGCGCGGTGATGATCATCATCAGCGCGGACTGTGCGAGTAAGGCGAAGGAGAGAAACGATCCGACTGTCTGGGAAGTCTATGTGATTGTCCAAGAGGAAGTGGAAAAAGGGAAGCCCAGGAAATACCATGTCGAGCTGTGGCACGTTGAGCGGGATAAGTTGGAGTTCCCGGACAGCATAAAGAGATTCAAGCGGATGGGGGATGTTTGGGATCCGGACTTGTTTTTGATTGAAGACAAGGATGCTGGGCAGCAAATAATTCAGGTGCTTACAGCTGATCCGGAATTCGGGTGGAAAATTGTGAAGTGTGACCCCAAGGGACTAGATAAAGGGACCAGGATGTCCGCCGAAACAGCCATGATTGAACGGGGTGAATTCTGGTTGCCGGAGACGGCCTCCTGGCTCCAAATGTTCTTGACTGAAATGTGCCTCTTCACCGGCCAGAATGCTGGGGGCCACGATGACATGGTGGATTCGGCATCACAATTTCTCAATTGGTTCCGTAGAAAATACTCCTCTCACCGGCTAGTAGCCCCTCCCTCCGGAGGCGAACAGGTCAGCGCCCACACGATAGGCAGCTATTTGGATAATGACAGAAACTCTAATACTCCGTATTAGGGAAGCCAATTTCAACGTTGTTATCTCGGGTAAAGTGCTCTAAACTAATCGTTGAAATCCACAATCACTTGACCAAAAGGTGGCTGGTTTATGGAACCCACTATTTCCTTGACGGGGGAAGTTGTTTTAGAAAAAGGCGGACCTGGATCGGGGCCTCGTCCCGGAAACAAAGTTCACATGGGCCAAGAGGTTGGAATGGATTCTAAAAACCCATCTCAAAGCACTCATGTGATTGAGCGTCCGGCAAGCGGTAAATCTGGGCTGTTTGATTTGCGAGAGATTTCATCCGGGCGCATTACCCATGCGGATATGTTTGGCAGTGATTTGCATAACCGGGTCACTTCGGGCACACACTACGAAAATCCAATTCGTAAATCCTCCGTGTTTGACAATCTAAAAAACCTATTTTTTAGTTAAGGATTCCTAAGTGCCCCCAGACAATAACTCTCCGGTTCAAAAAGTGGACACATCGGTTTCAAACGTGGCTGGAGCCTCGGACAATTTAGAACCTCGACCCCTTGATCCCAATAAACCCGCATCAGCTTCTCCTATCGTCAACCTGGGTTTCGGATATCAAAACGCCCCCTTGATCGCAGAGATCGCCCCATCTCCGTACTCACAAATCGGAATTTCCGGAATCGCGCAGGCCAGCGGATATATTTTGGAGGAAAAGTTACGCGAACTGCAAGGCCAGGGAGTCAACAGCAGAAGTCTTATAACATTTGAGGAAATGCGGGATAACGATCCGACTTGCAGCGCCGTGTTTTTTATTCTTGAGATGATGGTTCGAAAAGTAGATTGGAGAATTGAGCCAGCGAGTGAAAACCCGGACGACATGGAGGCCGCAGCCTTTTTGGAATCCTGTTTAGAGGACATGGACAACTGCACATGGGAGGACGTTATTTGCGATATTATCTCCATGTTTCAGTACGGATTTTCTGCGTTGGAAATTATCTACAAACGCCGTCTTGGCCCAGATCAGAAGGAAAAAGAAAATCGCTCTGCCTACGATGATGGGTTGATTGGTTGGAGAAAACTAGCTGGCCGCGCCCAAACATCCCTTCAGAACTGGGTGTTTGACAGCGAAGGAGAGGTTTTAGGATTTTGGCAATGGCCCCCACTTTCTGGGAATCGGGTATTTCTTCCCCGGGAAAAAATGATGTTTTTTAGGACGACTAAAATCAAGGATAATCCCGCTGGCAGATCCCTTCTCCGTGGGGCCTTTACTTCGTACTACCATAAAATAAATCTTGAAAGAATCGAAGCCATCGGTATCGAGCGTGACCTCGCTGGCCTTCCCCTTCTCTATGTGGACCCTGACTTGCTGGCTGTGGATGCCACGGAAGATCAAAGAGCTGTTCTAGCCATGTACGAGAAAATCCTGAAGAACGTCAAGGTAGACCAGCAGGCCTGTTTGATATTCCCCTCAATCTTTGCCGAGGGTGGCGGGGAAAATCGGGTATACGAATTCCAACTGGTCAGCACCGGCTCACGCCGTCAAAACAATACGGACGGAATCATCAAACGATACTCTCAAGCCATTGCCACTGTCATAACGGCGGATTTTATTCTCCTTGGACATGAGGCGGTAGGCTCTTTCGCCTTGGCCGAACAAAAATACGACATGTTCAATATTGCCCTTGGTGGGTTCCTTGATTCCATTGCGTCCGTGTTTAACCGGGACGGTATTCGAAAACTTTTTGAAATAAACGGGTTCCCCACGGACCGCCTCCCAAAACTTGTTCCTGGAGAACTTGAGAAACAGTCCCTTTCGGAGTTGTCTTTGTCTCTGATGCAGCTTACCAATGCGGGGTGGCTGGTCCCCGGTGGACTCGCAGATGAAAATTTTATACGTAAGGTTGCGGGTATGCCGGAGAGGACGGAGATTCCACCTACTCCAGATGCGTTTCAAGATGACCCCACGGAGCAGGACTACCTTGCACATCCAGCATACGATCAGGAGATTTTACCCGTAAACACAGGCCAGCCTGCACCGAAGCAGTCTTCCAACAACGGGCCACCCAATCCTGTTGGGCAGAGCCAGGGGAGCGGAGCAACTCCCACAGGGGGGGGCATGGTTAAAAGAAAAATGGTGATGCCTCGGGTTGTCTACAGGGACAGATAAACGATGTTCCTCTCTCTCCACACTCAACAAATAAAAAAAGTAATCTCCAAAGGAGCCATAGTCAGGTTCCAGCTGGGCAGTAACCGAGCAAGAGAAATCAAAAAATATTCCCCTGAGCAGCCCCGGGACTATCACGGGAGGTTTGGGTCTGGTGGATCAGCGGCCCTAAAAGAACCCCCTGGCCGGTTTGGCCAAGGCTCTGTGATATTCGAGTTTGCTCCGAACCCAGACAACAAGGAAGCCTCTGATAGGTGGAATGCGTTATCCAACCAGGAGAAGGCGGACCGGAGCCAGAAGCTGGCTGATGAGTACATCCCCAAGATATTAGCAGATGCGGGGATCAAGGGAGGTGAGGTCAAATCCCAAATAGGGTCATACGAGAACGATACGAACAAATCTTTTACACTCGTTATGCCGGAAGATTCTGACCCCACCTCCGTTGTAGAGGCCACAAAAGCATTGGGATACAACCTGTCTCAGAAGTCCATGATGACCGTATCGGACGATCCGTTTCCTAATTCGGAATCAGTGGACGCTATCAATATCGAATGCAGTAAAGAATTTAGTTTACTTCAAGCTAAATCCCTGTATGATGGGCTCAGAACCATAACGACAGCGGATGGGGCTCCAGCCATTGGTGGGCAAACCACAAATGGAAAAACGATGTCCATTCTTAATTTTGGTGGGGCCATGGACACGGACACTCTCAGGGGAAAAGTAGACGCATATCTAAAAACATTTCCTGGGGAGTATGAAACACACACAAGCCAGGTGCACTCTTGGTTTGCAACGGAGGGGGACTATGGCACTTACAAAGTCAGTGGATCATCGGGACGGGAAGGGGGGCAACAAGAAGGACGGGTGGGTAAGCCCGTTCAGCAAGCCTCGGGTGATTATCGGAGCGAAATTGCCTCCATCGTTAGCAAAGCCTTCCAGTGGGCCCTCGAAGCCATCAAAAAAGCCGTCCTAAAAGGTGGTCCAGGATCAGGCAGATACCCGGCAGGATCCGGAGGGGAACACGTTTCGGAGGACCAAAAGAACCTGATTGGTCCGGCCAAGGCATCTAAGGAGCAGGCGCGGACGGTCCTGTCAAAAACAGGCCCTTACAGCGCCCTGGCTAACCAGGACTGGTATCAGAATATGCCTGGGAAGGACATGACCCTGGAGCAGGCGCAAGCAGAAATAATTGAAAAAGCTGGTGCAGGCCCCACCATAAATTCCCTGCACTCAAATAGGCCCCTAGGCGGAGAAAAGAAAAAGCAGCCCTTCAGCGTCCGATACACGAATAGAAAATCAATAAGAAAATCCCGGTTTGCCCTCTCCATTAAAAAAGTGATTCAGCATCCTATTGGGCAAGCCTTCCACAGAAACCACAAAAAATTTGAGCCCTTGGTGGCCAATGCCTTCCTGGCTGTCTGCAACAAGATCAAGAGCGGTATTGATCTGGCAGAGCTGGCCAAGGTGGTTGAGACGCGGGACTTATATCGCGTGATTGAAATGGTGGCCGGGGACAAGTTCGAGAAGGGTTTGAACGGGGAATTCAAAAAGTTGATCTTTGAGGCCTACCACGCTGGGGCGCTGATTGGGGCATCGCAACTGAAAAATGCTCCGGTCAAAAAAGGCGGCCCCGGGAGCGGCCCCCACACCACAACCGGCGCGGACAGATTTAAACAAATCCTGGCCTATCAACGAGCCCTCGAAAACAACAAGCCTGCCCTAAAGCATGACATCAGCGGTGAAATT